AGAGCAGCTCGGCCACCCGGCCCGCCTCGCCGCCCTGCCGCTCGATGAGGCGCTGGAGCCCCGCGAGCACATCGCCCCCCTGGGGCGCTGGGGCGGGCGCGGGCGCGGGCGCAGGGGCGGGTTGCGGATCGTCAGCCATTGAAGACCTCCTTGAGGTACAAAAGCAAAAGCCTGGCTATCGCCCCCTCCCTGGAGGGCGATAGCCAGGCTCGACATCTGGCGTGGGCCGCAGCGTGCGGCTTTGAATTGAAGGTTGTCAGGCTATTCTAGCACGCGCGTACAACAGGCGCTACGGCGTGGCAGGGGGTGGCCTGGGAGCCCTTGTCCGCAGCTCCTTGAGGCTTCTCTGATACCGCCCCGTGCCCCACTGCGGATCGTGCCTCACCCCCACCAGGTCGGCCAGGCCGATCCGCCCTTGCTGGTACAGGCCGTATTTCCCCGGCCCCAGCATCTCGCGCTGCACAGCGGCAGACTGCCGCGCAAACCACTCCGCTCCCGTCTCGCGGGCAGGCGTGGGCCGGTCGCGCAGCAGGGGGATGGGCGTGCAGCGACAGTTCACGTGCGACCCGAACGGTTCGTCAAGTGAGAACTCCTGCCCATCCATCGCCAGGCAGACCGGGCAGGTGCGCCGCGAGGGCGAGGCCCGCCACTGCCATCCGCGCAGGATGTCGGCGTTCTCCTGGTAGCTGCGCAGGCTGGCCCCCCGGTAGGCCCTGAGATGCTCGCTGCGGGCGACGGTCAGCGCCCGGTTGAGGTCGCCGCCCAGTGCCGCGCGGATCTCCCTGGCCGTCTGGCGCGGGCTGCGGCCCACGGCCACCGCGTGGGTCAGCGCGGCCGCCACATCCCGCGCCGCCTGCTGGCCCAGCGTGTCGAGCAGCGCCTTGAGCGGCGAGCCGTCGCCCAGAGTGCCCACCAGGTCGGCCACCGCCTGCGGGTGCAGCCGGGCCACGTCGGCGGCCAGCGCCACCCCCACGTCGTCGAGGGCGGCCACCGTCAGCGCGTGGGCCTCCTGGGTCGCGGCGGCCACCGCCTGGCGCTGCGTGTCCGTGATCACCGCCGATGCCGTCTCGGCGTAGCGCGCCCACTCGGCCACCACCTGGCGCTGGAGCGTCTCCAGCCGGCCCTGCTCGGTGAGCCAGGACGGCCGCACCACCGTGCCGGCCGCCCGCGCCGCCGCGATCTGCGCGGTGAGCCTGGCCACCCTGGCCTGTATCCGGGTGTAGACCGGCCCGTAGGCCGCCATCAGGCGCCTGAGCGCGGCCTCGTCGCGCCGCAGCAGGGCGGCGCGGAAGTCGGCTGCGGCGGCGTCGAGGGCGGAGGTGGTGGGCGGGGTGGTCATTTAACGTGTGCGCCCAATCCAAGGCTGCGCGGGCCGCAGCATAATACCGGGAACCGATGTCGCCACGAAGCCATATGAGCGATAGAACAGCGCAAGGGCACCAGGGTCGAGTGCTTGGTCGGTATAGGGCTGCACGGCAAGGTACAGATCGCGGTCTTGCCATTCGCCCATTGCTGTTTCGATCAGGGCGTTTGCGTACCCTTGCCTCCGGTGATCCAGGTGTGTCCAGAGGTTGGTAAGCCAACGTATTCCTGCGCGATCAGCGACCTCCACATGGGCAATGACCTCACCATTACCATCTTGCATGGCGTAGCGGTGCGTAATCTCAATCGCTCGCATTCCTACGCCCCGCTGTTTGATGCTGGCTCGCCGGCCAGCGAGAAGTCGATGTAGTACTCCCTGCCCAGCTCGAACTGCTTGCCGGCCGCCGGGTTGAGGATGCCCAGCTCGATCTTTCCGGCGGGCGTGGCGTCCCAAAACCCCTTGTTCTCGTGATCGACGTTCTCGCTGTAGACCGGCTGTAACGTGACGGTGCGCTGCACGCACGGCTTGCCCTGCTTGTCGCGGCCCTCGGACAGCCCGATGTGAACGACCTTAAACTTTGCGCGAACCATGGGGTTGCTCCTTTTTCGGCTATCGGCTATTGGCTATCGGCTATGCCTACTGTCCGCTATTAAAACTGTTGATCGCCGTCTGCCCCACCGTCGCGTCGGCCTCCTGCTCGGCCTGGATGCGCTGGGCCTCGGCGTCGCTATCGTCGATACCCACGCGGGCCATGCCCGTCTCGCGGCTGAGCAGGCGGGCGTCCACCAGGTCGATCACCTGCTTGGCCTCGTCGGCGCTCAGCGGCCCGGTGTCCAGGCGGCAGGTGGCCACCACGCGCAGGCCCAGGTAGCGCCCGCCCTGCCCGGCGAAGTGCGCCGCCAGGTGCAGCGCGGTCTCCAGCAGCCAGCGCACCGCCCGCTCGACCTGCGGCGCGGTCAGCTTCAGGCTGCTGAGGAAGTCGGCCAGGGCCTGGCGGCGGCTCTCGCCCGAGGGCGCGGCCTCCCCGCTCAGCAGCGCGTGGGCCTGCTGGCACTCTTCGAGGATCGCCGCGTAGGCGATGTCGCGGGTGTCGGCGAAGGTCTGCACCGACACCGGGTCGCGGTAGACCACCGAGGGGGTAGCGCGGCCGGTCACCTGGCCGGTCACCTCGTCGCGGATCTCGGTGCCCTGCAGCACGTTGATGCTGCCCGCGCCCACGTCGAACGGGTAGGGCACAAAGACCTCCTTCCCCGTGCGCGGGTCGGTGTGCAGCTCCCCCGGCATCTGCGTGTTCAGGTAGACCCGCTCCAGAAAGCCGCCGAGGATCACGTTCCTGGCCAGCATCGTCAGGGCCAGGTTCAGCAGCTTCTGCAGGCTCAGCACCTGCGCCGTGATCAGCGCCGGGCGCTCCATATCGTAGACCAGCAGCCGCCCGCCCAGCGGCAGGCGCGTCTCTGACTGCACCACGTCGCCGGCGACGATGCGCAGCACCGTCTCGGCCCCGTCGATGGCGCTCACCTCCAGGGTGGGCTGGCCGCGCTCCTCCTCGGCCAGGAAGACCCCGGCGCGCTGGCGGGTGCGCCGGTCAGTGATCACCGTGGCCTGCTCCCGGTCGGGCGCGTCCAGGACGATCCGCCCCAGCTGCGCGGCCAGATCGCCGGGGGGCAGCGAGACCGCGCCGTCGGCGCCTTCGACGAGCAGCCCCGGCGGCACATAGAGCCGCAGCGGGGCGCGGCCCGCGCAGAGCAGCGTGGTCAGCGCCTCCTGGAGCTCCTCGGCCACGCCCTCGGCGTCCCACCAGGTCGTGAGCGTAGCCTCGGCCTCGGCGATCAGAGCCAGCTCGGCCATGCTGGGCAGCTCGTCGGCAGAGAGTGGGCGGGCCACGGTGAGCCGCCAGGCCACCGGGTTGCCAATGACGCCGGCGATGTGGCGGGCTTCGACCTCGTGGATGACATTCTTGGAGACGAAGGCCCGGCGGATCTCGTGCAGCACCCGCTGGTGCAGCTGGTGATCCGCGTGCTGGCCGTCTGGCCCCGCGTGCAGGTCGGGGCACGGGCCGCTCCAGCCGTGCCCCTCCTGCCAGTGATCGCCCTTGGCGAACTTCAGCGCCGACTCGGCGGTCTCGTGCTGCTCGCCCGCGCCGGCCAGCCGCCCCTGGGCCGCGCGCACGGTCAGCGTATCAAAGGGGGTAGGCATCAGGCATTCCTTGGCTCAGGTCGTCGCCGACGACAAAGAAAAGATTGTACGTTCACCGCAGGCTCGTGTAGCTGTAGGACTGCGGACGCTCGGGCTCGGGCTTCTTCGGACGCTTCAGCCAGCCGACGATATAGCGCTCGGCGTCGAGAAAGTGGAAGGTGGCCTTGTTTTGGATGCCGGGCAATACGTTGCCAGCGGCGTCGACCGGGCGGCTGTAGCGCGCCTTTTGATCGAGGTAGCCGGCCAGGTCGTCGAAGACCAGAATCTCGTCGCGCTTGTGGGCGCCGTAGACCCGATCAATGCCCAGCTCGACCTCGGTGATATCCGGCTCGCGCACCGGCAGCCCGCCGGCGCGAAACTCGGCCCGCCACTGGCCCTCAGAGCCGCTGCCCCCCACGCAGGTGGGCACCATCGGCTCGCCGACGAGCAGCGCCTGGGCGTGCTCTGCGGCCGTGCGCCCGCCCTCCAGGTACTCGCGGTAGGCGTAGAGTCGAGCCGTGCCCGGCTCGGCCACGTAGAACATCCCGGCAGTGTGGACGCCGCCGAAATCCAGGCCCAGGAAGCGCGGCCAGCCAGCCGGGATAGCAAAGCGCGGCACCTTGCACAGCCGATCGTTGAAGGCGTCATAGATCTGGCCCGCCGGCCGGGTGTAGCGCCCCCGGTAGAACATGAGGAACTTCCACGCGGGCAGATCGCGCTCGGCCCGCTCGTACTCCTCGCGGGGAAACTCCGGATTCTCGGCGCTGTCGAACTGGATGACATCAATTTCGGGGTGCTGGCCCCTTGCCTTTTCCCAGGGGTCGTAGATCTGCTGCTTGAGCCAGCCCAGGTTGTAGATCGTGGTGCCCAGGCAGATCCGGCCCTGGCTAAGGCTGAGCCGTCGGCGCAGGGCCAGCCAGCTATCCAGTCGAAAGGAGTCCATCCCCGCCTCGTCGAGGATGGCCGCGCGGGCCGTGGCGCTCTCCAGGCCGCCGCCGCTTTCGGCGGAGCGCAGGATGATCCGCGCCCACATCGGGTCATCGGCGCGCTTGGCCTGAAATCGTCCCGTGGCAGGGTCGGAGAGCTCAATGATGCGGTCGGCCGCCCAGTAGCGGCCCCAGCCCAGAGTGTGCTCGAAGACCTCACGCAGCGTGGGCAGGAACTTGAGCTTGAAGAGGTCGTAGGATGCGGTGACAGCCAGGTAGTCGCCCTCGCCACGTCGGCGGATCTCACGCCAGAGCCACCACGGAAGCCAGGACGTCTTTCCTCCTTGTGTGCCAGCGAGGATGGCCACGATGCGCTTTTGGGACTGCCAGGCCCGTGCCTGGCCAGGATGCAGGTTGAGGGTGAGCTGGCCATCATTAACCGTCCACAGGTTGGGCATTGCCAGCCCCCGGCAGCGCGATCACGACCTCGCGGATGAGCGGCTGCGCCGAGGAGACGCTGAGCTCCTGGCGCTCGACGAAGAGGTTGCGAGCCTTGCCCAGCAGCGCCAGGGCGGCCTGCGCGTCGTAGAGCTCGATGGAGACCTTGCCGTCGTCGTCGAGGCTGTACTTCTTGACGAGGCTTAACCTGCCGCGCCGCCCGGCCTCCAGGAGGTCGAGGCGGGCGACGGCGCGCTTCACCGTGGCTGTGTGCAGCACCTTCTCCGTTGGCCTGACCACCTTCTGCTTGGTTAGGTCGTAGACGGCGCCGGGCATATCCGGATTGCCGTCGCGGTCCTGCGGCACCTCCATGACCGACCAGGTGAGGGTCACTTCTTCCTCGTCGACCCGCAGGAAGTCGGCCATGTCGCCGCGGGCCTGGGCCGACAGGCGGCCCAGGATCTCGCCGGCGGACATCGCCTGGAGGTCAAGGCCGGCATCTACCGCCGCGCGAACCTTAAGAATACTTAAGATCTGCGAGGCTTGGACGCTTGCCGACGCCGGCGCGTACCCGGCGCGGATCGCGGCCTGCGTGCCGTTGAGGTCGCACAGATACTCGATCACGAACTTGCGGCGCTTCGCTGGCAGCTGGGCAAGCGCAGCGTCGTAGCGCGCCTGGGGCGTGAGCGGGGCGGTAGGTTGTGGTGCGGTGTCGCTCATAGCGAGTCCTCAAATTAGTACGGGCTCATCGGATCGTGGAATACGACGCTATCGCTGATGTCCTGCCGCCGCTCCATCGTCGCGAGGCGCCGCAGCCCGCTGGCCAGCGCGGCGGCGTTGCGGCCGTCGAGGCGCTCCACGAGCAGCTCAGCCCAGGCCATGAGCGCCTCGGCCAGGTCTGGCCCCGCCGCGTCGGCGATGGCGTCGGCGGCGCGCACCAGCGGGGCGCCCAGGAGCGTGGTGCGGCTCAACATGCGCGCTCCTCTGCCTCGGCGAGCGCGGCCTCAATGACGGCCAGGCGGGCGGCGTGGGCGTCGATGCGGCGCCAGAGGCGCTGGGCCTCGGCGTCGATCTGCGCGGTCACATTGTCGGCGTTGCGGCTGATCGTCGCCTCGTTGCGACGCACGGTGAGGATCACGGCACGCAGCAGGGTCTCGGTGGCCTCGTGGGCGCCGCGCAGCATGTCGGCGACCTGCGCCGGGGGGAGGCTGCGCTGACACGCCTCCTCAAGCGCCGCCGTGGCCAGTGCCCAGCGGGCAAAGTCGTCCGCGACGCTCATGCGGGCCTCCCGCGGCGCGGACGCCGCCGCTCCAGGGCGGCCACGCGGCGGCGCAGGGCGTCGATCTGCGCGATGGCCCGGCCCAGCTCGGCCTCAAGCAGCGCCTGATCGCCGCAGAGGGCCAGCAGGCGGGCATCCTCGGGCGGCGGCGGGTCGCAGTCGGGGGCGATGCCGAAGGGCGTGCGGATCGGCGCCTCCACAAGCAGGTCAAGGCGGGCTGAGTTGGTAGGCATGCGAGAACCTCCTCGCGCGGTCGCGCCAGCGCCGCCATGCGCCGACGTAATCGCCCATGATCGTCTCACAGATACAGTCCGCGAGACCGTAAACGGCGTGGCCGAGTTCGTGAGCCACCTGCGCGCCCAGCGGGGCGTAATCATAGGCCGCCCCGGCCCAGGCGCTGGCGTAGAGCGTGCGGTGTCCCGGCCAGCTATAGGCCGGGGCCGACACCCCTCCGCCGAGGTCAACGTAGCGCTGGCTGGCGCCGTTTGCGACGACCGCCACGACCAGGCAGTCGTCGCGCTCCAGATCGCGCAGCCAGGCCCACGAGGCGTAGGGGTCGGTGATGACTACGGTCTGCTCGGCGACAACGACAAGCGGCGGATCGGCGGGGCGGGCGTCCGCCCAGAAGGCCAGCGCCTGCGCCACCTCATCGCGCGCCGCCGCCTGATCAAGCGGCTCGCCGGTTGCGACCCACACGACGCAGACGGGAGTCGTCGGAGGCGACACGATAAGGAACGGCAGAAAGAGTGTCATCGGCGCCCGCCCCGCGCCAGCACGCCGAACGCGACGGCGACAATGAGGCCGATGATCAGCCAGAGGATGAGGCAGGCGGCGGCGTTCACAGCGCCACCCCGCAGCGGGCGGCGGCCTTGGCGATCTCGGCGGTACGGGTCGCGGCGTCGTGAGCGGCGCGGTAGACCAGAATCTCGCGAATAGTGCCGAGCATCCCAAGTCCTGCGCTCCGCCTGCCTATCCAGAGGTTCGATGCTGTGATCGCCGTCGAGGCTGCATTGGTTGCTGTGACCGCCCCGTCAGCCTGCGTGCGCGCGTGCAGAACCGACGCGGGGCCGTCGAAGACGCACGCCGCGCAGAACATTGATCCGTCCGTAATGCGTGCCAGGATCCGACCGCTTAGCGCGGAAATCCCGGTCAGCATGCTGATTTGCGGCCAGTTCGCGTCAGTCGATCCCGCGAAAAGAAATCCGTTATCCGCCGATTGAGACCCGAAAATCGTTGCGTATGTGCCGCCGCTTAGCGTGCCGATCTGTGCCACAACGTAGATCGTCTCAGTGCCGCGTGCGCCCGTGAGCACACTCAGCCACTGCGCTCCCGCGAACGTTAGCCCCGTCGCCGCCCGCGTCGGCCTGGCCGCGCCCGTCGCCGTCGCCGTGATGCCGTTGGTGGCGTCGTAGAGCCCGCCCACCAGGTCGCCCACGGCGGCGGGGATTGACCGAGCCGCGTCCTGGTAGGCGCTGCCCGTGCGCCACGTCGGGTTGAGCCACAGCGCGTAACCTGCGCCAGGTTCGCTGCCTGCTGCCTGCGCCCAGTGCGCGACGGGGAAGGGGATGCCCATCACGCAAATCCTTTCAGGATCGACCCGTAGAGGCCTGCCCCGTCGCTCAAAAACGTGATAACGTCCTTGGCGCCCGCTGCCGTGCTCAATGTCGGCGCTGTCCCGCCCGGCCACTTAAAGACACTGCCGTAGGCCAGCGTGCGGCCTCCTGCGCCGTCCTGAGTCACTCTGAGCACGTAGGACGCGCCGTTGATGAGGTTCGTCGGATTGGCGAGCGTTCTTGCCCCGCCGATGGTCAAGGTCGCCGTGTGGCCCAGCGACATATCCCAGGCGATAGACGCGCCGTCCGAGAGCGCCTGCACCGCCTGGACTCGGGTGAGCCAGGCATCGTTGGCGTGGCTGTGCGCCGCCGTCGCCGCGCCGATGTCGGCGGGCGCGAGGGCGTCGGGCTGCCCCGTCGCGTGGCTCGCCGTGTGCGGCGTGGGCGGCCTCGCATCGCTCAGGCGCGGGTCGCCCTCGGCCACCAGGCCGCCGTGGGCCGTGGTCGTGAGCGCGGCGTGGGCGGCGACTTCGGCGCCTGATCCGGCGGCGTACTGCGGGTGGGGGTTGAGCGCCGCCGTGTGGCCGTCGAGCAGCGAGGCCAGGCTCGTCGCGGGGACGTATGGCGC